TTCACGCGATCCAACAGGCCGACGCAAATCGAAAGCCAATAGAAGTAGTAAACGTCCAACTCAATCATTTCGGAGTCCTTCAGCCTGCGGGCGGGAACCCAGCAGGGTAAGACGTAGGGCAATGGCACGATGAATCTCCTTTTGAGTTTTCATCGGCAATGAACTACTGATCCCATCATCCGCTTACCGGAGTGGTGGAGCCAAGTAATTTATTGCCGTCAGCGGCCTACGCCGATCGAGCGCCTCTTCGACCAGGATCATTAGCATCGCTGAGAGGCTGCGGCGTTCTTTTCCCGCCAGTGCTTCGACTTGATCCTTAAGCTGCGCTGGGAGCCGGAGAGTGGCAACTCCGATCTTTTTCTGTCTGACGTTCTTTTGTTTCATTGCGCTGATATTCGCAGCACACGTCTACATTGTCAAGTGGAAAGAGAGGCGCTGATTTTCACAGCGAGAAAAAGAGGCGGGAAGGCCGGGATCGGGCAGGATCCGCGGCCGTGGTTTTGGGAAAGGCGATTAGAGCTTGAGGAAGCCGGCCAGGACCGACCCGATCTTGGCGCCGAATTCGAGCACGGCACCGCCGAACCGTTTCGCGAAGCTCGCCGGACGCGTGAGCTTGTGGACCTCGACTTCGATATCGGCCGTCGTGTGTGCCAGGTGATCGCTCGTCAGCTCCAGGCCGGCACTCGCCTGGTCCAGATTGCCGGCGATCGCGGTCAGGTGCGGATCGCTGAGCTGCGCTGCGAGCAGATCTGCCGAGTGTCCGAGACTGTCGAGCGCAGTCGTCGCCGCGGCCGCGACCTGGTCCTGCTGCAGCTGCAGGTCCGGAAGTAGACCGTCGTTGAGTTTGCGATCGGTCCGGTCGATCAGCTGACGCGCCGCGCGCATCGTGAGCGCGGTCTCGTGACTCGTGCGAAGCCAGTGCGCGCGCTCTTCGGTCGCTGCGCGCCGGACCTCGTCGGCCGTGATCCCGAGCTGCAGCAAGACGGCGTTCGCATTCTGTGCTGCGCCGTGCAGATCCGCAGTCGTCTGCACGGTCAGCTTGTCCAGATTGACGAGGTCCTGATGCAGTTGCTGCACGAGGATCACGACCGAGAGCGTCAGGACCAGGACGAAAAGCGCAATGCAGCTGAGGACGAAGCGCTTCATTTTGCCGGCGGCTTCTGTCCCTGGCCGGCCGCGAAGGCTTCGATCTGCGGAATCAGACCCTGGACGTCAGCCACGAAGGCGGCGTCTAGCGTCAAGCTGAGGCCGTTCTGCGCTGCCGCTGAGCCGGCGCCCTTCGCTGTCGCCGCAACTTTCCCGAGTAACGCGAAGGCTGCATCTTCGAGCGGCTTCGCCGGCGGATAAAAGAGCGCGGTCGCGCCTTCGATCGTCGCCTGGACTTTCGGATCCTCGATCTTGGAAGCGACGTTTGTGATCGTGCGCGCGGCCTTGACGATATCCTGCGCGCTTGCGGTAAAAAAGTGCTCGAGACTTTTCCATCCGAATCCCATAGGCTTTTTCTCCTTTAAGGCGCGGCCGTTGCCTTCGGCGGCGCCGGCTGAGGGACCGGCGGCGGCGCCGGTCCGGTGTAGGTTGACGACGATCGACTCGGCTCTTCGCCGGTCATCGTTTTGAATAAGGCGCCATTGACGTTGCCGAAGGCCTGGCCGCTCAGCATCGCGAAGAGGACCGTTACGACGGTGTGCTGTGGATCCACGCCGCGGATAATGACCCATACGCCGAGACCGACCTGCAGCGTGAGCGTCAGGATCCAGAGCGAGGTCAGCAGCATAATGATCCCGCCCTTTGTGTTAAAGATCGAAGAGAAGTCCTGAATCGCCGCGAGCGTCGGCAGTTGTTTCCTTGCGGCTAGAAACATCGTGAGGCCGAAGGTCGAGATCCAGGCCAGAATGACCAGACCGTAAACGTCGCCGCGGCTGATCCCTGCAGTAATCGCACTCATAGGCTTCCCCCTTTGAAAACTTCGCCGGCCGGGACCTCGATCGCCGGCCGCGCTGCAGCTCGCGGCTCTTCGACCGAGCCTAGTGTCGCAGACGTCGGCGTCAGCTCTTCGCAGCGCGTGATCTTCCATCTGTGCCGCGGATATCGCCGCCGACCTTCCTCGTTTGCGATTCGCAGCGCCTCGAGGTCGGTCTGACTGTCCGCGATCGCAAACGTGAAAGTGTCAGTCCTCAGCCGACCTTTGTGATATCGCGGCCGCGTGTGGAATTCGTAGTCTGCGCGGAAGTAACGCATTAGAGCTCGAGTCGTTTGATCCAGGGATCGAGATCCTTCGCCGGCCGACGGCCGCTCGCGACTAGACCCTCGAAAAAGATCTTCCCCTGCTCTTTGATCGCGGGAAGTAGGCGCTCGGGCTCGCAGGCATTCATCGCGGCGATCGTGCGCGCGCCAGGGATCCCATCAATCGTCAGACCGATCGGGGCCGGGTTTCCGGTCACTGAATTGACGGCGCGCTGGACGATCTCGCTCGCTTCCTTGACCCCGGCCTCGAAGGCCAGATCGGAGAACTTGTTCGCGACGTCCTGGTCGTCGATCGCGTAGCCGCCGAGATACATGAAATAGTCGTATTTGAAACAGTCCTCGGCGATCGCCAGCGCCGAGGTCGCATCCATCGACGGCGTTCCGTCCTTCTTGTCGAAAAACTTGAGCGCGACGAGCTCGGGATGCGCCGCGGAATTGACGCCGAAGCGCGCGACCGCGGTCGGATCCTTCTCGGTTGGATCCGGAACGATCACGCCGGAAAGTGTCGAGTCTTCGTGTCGTAGAACGTAGTCGCAGGCCTTGCGGAAGTCAGCCATTTTTTTCTTTCCTTTCCTTTTGCTCGTCCTGCTCGTGTTTCACTCCGGCCGCGAAGCCAGACTCATTCGCGAGCTTCAGGAATTGATCAAAGCGGTGATTGATGGAAACCTGTACTTTGTGGACCTTGTGCCACAGCAGAGAGCCGACCGCGATCAGCGCAGTGACATAAGGCGCAAAGCTATCTAGCCATTCTCTTAAAATCTGCCGAGTGGTCATTCGATCCCCGTCGCGCCGTAAGGCGAGTAATCGCCGTAGCCGTTGCTGCCGTTCGGATAAGTGAAAGAGTAGACGCTCGGATCCGTCTGACGCAGGACCAGGTCGACGCCGAGCGTCGGGACCCCGTTCTCGATCGCCTGGACCAGCGTCAGGCCGGTAACGAGGAAGGTCCCGAGGCCGGCGCCGAACCATCTCGGATGCGAAAACTGCACAGTATCGCCGGCCTGCAGCCGCAGAGCTACCAGCTTGCACGGCAGCGTTATGGTCTGCTGAAAGCGCAGCCGCATCAGAATAATTTTAGCGAGCCGCTGCGCGAGCCACAGCGAGGTACAAAAGCTGAGCGTGACGTCCTTCCAGATGACTTGTCCGCCATCTTCGGCGAGGTAAGTCGCGCTCTGGAAAGGCGGGAAGTCGGTCAGCTGATAGAGCGCCGGCGGCGAGTTCGGGATGACGACCGGAATAAACGCCGGCAGAAACTTCCCGCGGACGCCGTTGCACACGTCGCGCGCGGAAAGCCGGAAATCTCCCTTGATCTTGTCTCGCAGATCGTCGTCGGTCAGCAGAATGCTCGCGCCGGCGAAGGCGCCGGCATACACGCGCCAGAGATCGCCAGGCGCGACGACATAGCCGGCCATCGCGTCGCAAAGCGCCTTGAGGACCTGGCCGCGCGTCGACGTGCTTTCCCACATCCCGTTAGTCGAGTAACGCGGCTCGGTCTGATTCACATATTGCAGCGTGACCTGCTCGTCGCAGATGTTCGCCGCAGCATTGAGCGCGTCGAGATCGATCGTCGAGGGATCCGCTCCCATCCCGCCGGCCGCCGCCGGCGTCGTCAGAAAGTCGTAGACGCACAGCGCGCTATTACTCAGCGCCTGGCCGGTCGCCGGCGTGTTCGTGCGTGTGTCGAGGATCGGCTTCCCGGTCACGATAAAGACCAGCTTCGGCAGACGTCCGCCGCTGAAAGGGACGAAGGCGCCGCCGGGATTCTCGGCGAGCGGCGCGTTATACCTGTACCAGACATGAACTTTCGCGCGGCCGCGCTGCAGGCAGGTCCCTTGACCTGGCTGATCCCACTGGTGACTATTCGCCGCCAGCTGCGGGAAAGGCTGCGCCGTGTTCGCCGGATTGCCGAGATCGAACTCGAAAAATAAATAGCCGGCGTATGGACTGCCGGCGTGCGGGACCCAATAGCCGTTGGTCTCCTGCAGCGTCTGCGACGCGGAGCCGCCGAAGGTATAAGTCGCGTCGTCGATCAGGACCGTGTTAAAAGACGTAATCTGATGCGCCGCGATCGTGATGACCTGATGCAGATACTGATGACCCGTGTCCGGATTCTGAAAGGTCCCGCCGCCTTGTGGAAACTCCTCGAAGGTCAGGATCCCCGAGACGCCGAGCGTGCCGTAAATGAAGCGCCAGGGACTGATCGAGGTCTGCAGCGTCTGACCGCCGGCGACCGCGGTCGGCGTTATGTCATTAAATAGGCCGATGAATCCGGCGAGCGAAGTCGTCAGGCCGACGGCGATCATCGTGTTGCAGAGCGTTGCACTGACGAAGATCCCGATCCCGATCGGACCGGACGCGAGCGCGAGCGCCAGGCCGCCGACGATCTCGCCGATCGCGAGGATAGTCTTCGACATTACCTTCCGACCTTCCAGGCCCGGCGCCAGCGTTTCATCGCGACGCGCGTCAGACCTTTTTCGCCGGGACAGTACGCGAAGCGGCCCTCGAGCCCGACGATCGCGAGCGCCGGCTTCTCGGCCCGATCCGGATTCTCGATCAGGACCAGATCGCCGCGGGACGCGAGCGTCGTCGGCTGGATCTCTTCCATCCCGAATTCAGCAGCGAGCTGCTCGACCAGCTGCTCGATCGCGCCGAGCTGATCTGCTTCCTCGCGCGTCGAGTACTTGCCGCGGAAGGCGGCGCCGGCGTCCGTGCCGGTTATGGCGAGAACGCAGTCGGCTGCGAAGGTAAAGCAATCGAAGCGGCCGAAGTCGAAGGCCTTCCCATCGTTCGCCTGGCGCATGACGCCGTAGAGCTCGAGCTCCCATTCTGCGCGTCGTTTTAGAGCGGATTCGGCCATTGTATGTAAGCGAACTGCAGACCGACGACGAAACTCATTCCCAGGTCGCCGGGATAGTCTAGTTGCTGATCGCAGTCGGTAAAGCGGCGCTCTTGCGCCAGGTTGAGCGAGATCAGCGGATTCTCAGCCGTGATCGAGATTGTCGCATCGGCGGCGCCGTCCATGATCGTTGGCACGTCAAGGTGTCCCTGAAACATCTGGACCGGATCCGCGATCAGATTCCCGTTCGTGTCGAAGAGACCGAACCAGACTGTGGCTTCGGAATACTGCCGAACCGCATTGATCGTATCGCTCACGAGTTCCGGCGGGATCCCGCTGAGCGTCAAGGTCACATTCTGCGCGACGACGTCCACCGTTTCCGGGATCGCCGAGATCGAGCCTAGCCATCCGACGCCGGTAAAAGTTTGCCCGTAAGGAAAGGCTGAGCCGTCGCCATGCGGCCGGCCAGGTGTAAAGCTGGTCGCGCCTGACCAGATGTAAAGCGTCTCATTCGCGAATTCTATCGTGACGAAGATCGCGACGACTTTGACGGCCTGCTCGATCGCATTGTTAAAGTCGACCGTGAGGAAGCGCGGCATCAGAGCGCCTCGCGTGCTTTCAGGTCGATCGTAAAAAGGTTTGTGTAGTCGACGCTGAATCCGTCGCGGTTCGTCGTGAGCCGGAACGTCCCGGCCGGCCGGATCAGGACGATCGGCGTTCCGGCGACCAAGCTCTCGCGCAGCGCGGGGTAAATATCGAGCGCAGAATTTCCGCCTGGTCCGCTGCCGGCGAGCGTCAGGTTTTGATAAAGCCGCTGCGGCGCGCCGGCGGCCTGGACCTGCACATAATCGCCAGGAAGTAAAATCCCGCTCTGACTCGGCGTCCAGCCGCTCGAGTTCAAGACAATGCTGCCGGCAGCATTCGGCGCGCCGGCGACGGGATTCCCTGGCGCCGATCCTTGCGGCGCGGGACAGCTCGGATCTCCCATCAGGAAAGTCCCGAGCTTGCCCCGCAGCGCATTGATAAACGCGATCCACGGCGCCGCCTGCGCGCGCGTCATCACAGGAAGCGAAAACTCGAGTTCCCACCACTCGCCCGGCCATTGCTGCTCTTCCGCGGTCCCGGTGAAAGGCGAGATATTTTCCGCGACCAGGTTCGAGCGGTACATTTTGAAAGTCCGCGGACCAGGCCACGCCGGCGGCGTCAGAGGATAAACGATCGACATTTAGCTGAGCGTCCTCTTTGCGAGCTCACTGCTGTAAGTGACGGAGCGCGCGACGGCCGAGTCGTGCGCCGCGCGCATCGCGTTTAGCATTCTGGCCTCGACCGACGCATCTGCGCCGCGCGCGTCGATATAGATATCGCCGCCGGCGCCCCCGCGGCCGGCGCTGAGCAGCGACGAGTTCGGACTGACAAAGCCCCGGCCGGACGGATCCACGGTCAGCGGTTCGGGACCTTGCTCCCCGACGATATAGGTATAACCCGGTGTCAGATCCCCGCCGGCCGCGTGACCGCCGCCGAAGGCGCCGAACAAGTTTCCGAAAAAGCCGCCGCCGCCGCCGAGGCTCGCGAGCTCGCGCAGCAGCAGCGACCAGGCCTGATGCTCGGCGAACTTTATGAGATCCTCCTCGAGACTCAAGAAAAAGCTGTGCCAGCTTGATTTTTGGCCGGTGAGGATCTTCGCCATATTATCGTCGAAGCCCTCCATCGCCTTCGTGAGCTCCTGGAAAGTGAAAGCTCCTTTCTGCTGCGCGTCGATCTGCAGCTGCAGGTAAAAAGCGGCGAAGCCGGCGCGGACCGAGTCGGTTTGCTTGAGCGCTTTCTCGAGCGCCTTCTGCATCTCGGTCAGGTGATTGCTGGCTTCGGCGTATGCAGTCGCCGCTTGTCCCATCGCGGCGTTATATTGCTGCTGAGTGAGGTAGCCGTCGGCGAGAATGGTCTTTAGCCGCTGTTGCGTCGTCAGGTATCGCTCCATCGGCGGCTCGATCGAGTCGATTACCTTTTGCGCGTCCTCCCAGGCTGCGGTTTGGTCGGTCTGGATCTTCGCTAATTGCGTTTGATCGGCACTCGTCGGCGAGACGCTCGGCGGTGCCACCGTGCCCCCTGGCGCTGAAGGTGCTTGATGCCGTGCCGTTGGTAGTTTTCCGATCGCGGCGACGAGATCGTTGTATTCCTTTACCAGCTCGCCCGCGTACATTTTCTGCTTGAACATCAGCTCGTTGAACGCAGCAAGGTTCTCCGACGCTTTTTTCTGAGTCTCCGCCGCTGCGTCGACCTGGTCGCGGTACTCTGTCCAGCCCGCGACCTTAATCGCGTCCTGTATCTGCTGTAACGCCTGCTTTAGCGGCTCGAGCGCCTTCTTAGCCTCGTCGATCTTGTCCGTGTCGAGCCCTGGCGCTAGCTTCCCCATCCCAGGTAAAGTGCTGAACAGTTCCTGCCACTGACGAAAGGTTCCGTGCCAAGAAGTCTGCCCGACTATCGACGTCGTCGCCTGCTGGATGCTGAGCTGCAGCTGCTTTTGCAGCTCGGCGCTCTCTTCCCGTAGGATCTTCAAGTGGCCGGCTTCGTAATCGCCGCCTGTTAGACCTAGCACGAGCTTGTTGTAAGCATCCTGCAGTTCCGCTTTGCGTTTGAGACCGTCGATTACTTGTTTGTCGCTGTCCGTGATCGCGCGCGCAGTTTCCTCAGCCGACGCGCTGACTAGGCCGTAGTGCTTCGCGACGTTCTCGATCAGCGGAGCAAGCCTCTCAAAGCCGACGCCGATCAGCGCTGCGATTCCGGCGACGCCGGCGATTCCGCCGAGCGCGCTAAATGCGGCGCTGAATCCCGGCAACTGAGCGATCACGCGCGCGAGCGGCCGGGAAATATGCACGCCGATCGCTTCGTCGATCAGCCGGACCGATTCTGCGGCTTCTCGGCTGCTGGTCCGCATTCCCGCAGACATCAGCGCGGCGTTCGAGTTCGCGAGCGCGGTCGCCTTCGCCATCCCCGCCTGAAACTCGGCGAGGTCGACATTCATCCCGACGTTGATCGAGCCCAGGTTAAGACTCATGTTATGATTGTGCTCTCCCCTACCGAGGTGACCTTATGCGTCAATTCCTTCGATTTGTTGCTGGATTGGTCGTCGTGCTTTCCGTCGTGGCTTTCGTCGTGTCCGTACTTGCACTCGGGAGCAATCTGCCTGCAGCAGCTGTCGGCACAGCGACCGCGCTGATCAGCGTTTTACTGGCCGGAATACTCTGGTGTCTGTTGGACCTGGCGACTGCGCTCGCGCCGGCAAAGGAAGAAGAAACCGCCTCAAATCCGGACAGTGAGCTCGCTAAGTACGGCCTCTAGCCCAGCGCGACAGTAAGCGACGAACGTCTCGAGCGCCGCGTCTTTCGACGCCTCCCAGGCCGGCCGCAGCCACGGATGCGGCGGCATCTTGTGCGTCCCGAGCTCTAGAAATTTTCCGTAAACTCCCGGCGACCTGGTTGTGTCGGATCGGCCAGCGAAGCGGCCGCGCTTGCGGACTGGAAGACCGGCGCGATCGTACCCTGGACCGATCCGCACGAAGTTCCGCGTCAGATCTCCGGACACATAGACCTTTACGATCACGTCCTCGCGCAGCGCGCCGGTCCGGACCGGCGCCGTCGCTTCGGCAGCCACGGCGACGACGTCGCCGAAAGCGTGCAGAGCTTCGCGCATGATCCGCCGTGAGAGCGTCGCCGGGATCGCGAGCATCGCGCGCGAAAGCTCGGCGAGGCCGGTGACGTGCATCTGGACGAGTTCGTCAGGCATAGCCGATACCTTTTTCCGGCGCGGGAATCATCAGGTCGGCCTTGTCCCCGCTGCAGTTTCTGTGCCGGTGATGAATTCCGACCTCGCGCGCGACTTCCCGGACGAAAGCGACGACGTCCTCGCCGTCCCGGCGCTCGCGGACCGTGACCTTGACCTTCTCGGCGCCGCATTTATGACAGCTGTAGAGGACCGAGATCATTCTCGCGGCTTCTCCTGTATCCGGAACGTCTCTTTTAAGTGGCGCTTAAAGTCCTCGAGCTCTTCGTCGCTCGGCTTCGCGACCTCGCCGCGCTCGACCTCTTCGATAAACCGGCGCAGATCTTCGTCGTCCGTGAGCCGCGCGGCGCCGCCTGGCATAAAGTCGGACGGCTCGAAGCCGCGCGGATTTTTCTCGAAATTGTTATTGACGGTAAAGATCGCCCACAGCACGAGCGCGGTGTTATAGCGCAGCTTGAGGTCCGCGGCGTGCTGCCGTTCGATCAGACGATCGAGCGTGATCGGCGCGATCGCAAGAAATTCCGCGTCGCTCAGCCCGAGGTCATACCGCGCTATACAATAGAGCTCGGCGATTGTGATTCGCTCGCCGGCAGGTCCGCCGCCGGCGCCGGCGCGTTTGGGCTCTTGCCCTTGTCCTTCGGCTGCGGTAGGTAACTCTTGAGCGTCTCGAACATAGCGGCAGAGACGGCGCTGACGTTGCCGAAGTCTACCCACAGCTCGAGCTGCTCGCGCGTGACCTCCGGATGATGCTGCTGCAGCGCAGCCTCGAGACACGAAAGCCAGCGCTCGGGATCCTTCTGCGGATTGACCTGATCGAGCGCGCCTTCGACGAAGAGATTATCGCCGGTCAGCTTCTTGTAGAGCAGGACCGCGCGCATCGGAAAGGCGAGCTTATAGCGCCGGCCGTCGAGCAGAACAAAGCCAGGTTGCGCGAGCTCTTCCTGCAGCAGTTCGCTCGCGGTCGGAAGTGCTACGACGGTTGTCATGTTTTCCCCTTTTTGTTTCGGCCGAGCGTCCTCCATAACGTCGTCAGGAATCCCGGCGCGGTTTCGTCATCTTCCGGATAAGCGGCCGGCACGATCGCGAACTCTCCCGAGATCGTCAGCACACGGCCGCCGCGGATCACGACGCCATGGTCCTGCTGCTCGAGCTGATGACCGGAGAACTGCAGAGTCGTGCCATCGGCGAGAGTGTAAACGCAGCCGACACCGGCGAGATCCGAGAGCGTGTCGCGCAGCTCCTCGTAATCGTCCGGCGCCAGGACCAGCGCGGTCAGTGTCGGCACGGCTTGTTTACCAGGCCGCGGTCACGGCGCCGACGATCATAATCTTCCCCGAGTAGACGAGCGCCTTCGAGTACTCGACGCTGACCGGCATCAGCTCAGAGACGTAACCCTGGAAGGTAAGCACGCTGCCGTTCGTCAGCGTAATTTGCCAGTAGTAGAGGGACGTTGCTCCCGACGTCTGCAGCTGCGTCAGCAGGCCCTGCACGCCGGCGGGATTCGAGGGATCGAGCACGCCGGTAAAGCTGACGTCTTTCGCGTCGACGATCGTCTTCATCCACTCTTTGAAAATCGACGGCGAGTCCAGATTCGTTATGTCCTCGAAGGCGGCCGACATGCCGGCGAAGGCGAACTTCTGCAGCTGCGCGACGTTAACGTAATTCGAGTTGGTCGAGCTCGTCGCGAGCTTCGAGCCGCGGCCGGGATATGCGGTCGTCCCGAACAGGAAGAGCAGCGCCGCGGCGATCGCGGCCGCGACCTTGCGCTTGACCGCGAACTTGAGAACGAGGATCCCGAGCGCGAGCAGCGCAAGGACAGGAGTCGCAACGAAAGTCAGAGCGAGCAAAGCGAGCGGTGTCATGGTTTGAGTTCTCCTTTTTTTACTCGAAAGCGGTCTGGAAGCCCGGCGACTGGAAACCGGGAAATTGAAAGCCGGCAGATCCGAACTGGACCGGCCCTGAGAGCGTCAGCTTCCCGGTAAACGTCAGGACCTTCGCGTAGTCGATCCGCGGCAGCGGCGTGAATTCTGAGACGTAGGCCTGGAAGAGCGTTTGTGTCCCGTCCGTCAGGATCAACTTGAACCAGGTCAGCTGCAGCCGGCGCTGGTAGGTCCCGAGCGCGGCGATCGTCGGGTTCTGCGGATCCGCGATCCAGGTGAAAACGATATCGCCGCCGTCGACCAGGCTCGCGAGGACCTGGCGAAACTTTCCCGGCGAGCTCAGATTCGTTTGATCGACGATCGACGACTTCTGTCCGGTGGGGATGACCTGCTGCAGCTGTCCGACTTTGGTAAAAGTCGCGCCGTCCGGCGAGCTGAGCAGCTGCGAGCCGCGGCCTGGATATGCGGTCGTCATGCGGCCTCGGTATTGAAAAGTGACACGTCGAGGATCGCGCGGAAAATATAGCCGGTCCCGCCGGCCTCGAAGTTCCCGTCCTGGTCCAGATTGACCTCGGTCCCTTGAATGATCGAGCCGTCGCTCAGCGCGCCGTGATAGTCCTGCAGCAGCTTTTTGATCGTCTTCGAGAGCTTGCGCGCCGTCGGCTGATCGTTCGCGTAAGAGTCGAACTGAAAGCGGCCGTCCGCCTGGTCCGTCGTCCCGTCGAGCGTCCCGATCCCTGGATTGTGGACGACATGGATCACGACCGCCGGCAGCAAGGCGCCTTTCGGCAGCACGCTAAAAAAGACTGACGTCTGCGCACCGAGCAGCGGCGCGACCGTTGGATCCGTCGTCAGCAGACCGAACAGTCCCGAGAGGATCACGGCATCCCCGCGACCTTGACGTAAATCCCCGCATACTTGACGTCGAGCCGCATGGTGCGGCCTGGCCGCAGCGACGCCGGCGGGATCTCGCAGTAGCCGACGCCGTGCTTCGTCCAGAGCGAGCGCCAGGTCCGCCGATGAATCCGGTCCTCGCAGCGGTACACGCTGCCGATCGAATCCGCGGGATCAATAGGAATCTGAAAGCGTCGGCCGTGACGCGGGACGCCGGTGATCGTGCCGGCTCCGGCGAGCGTGCAAAAGATCAGGATCGTCGTGAAGGTTCGCATCAGCTCCTCAGTAGTTAAAATACGAAGTCGGATTCGCCGGAAAAGTGAGATCCGCCGGCCCGAAATTCAGCACGTCGTAAGTGATGTAAGCGCGCTCGAGCGTCGCTGCGGTAAAGGTCGCGATCGTCGGCGTAAAGGTCACGGTCTGCGCGGTCGCACTTCCGCCGGTCCCGACGGTCGCGGTCAGCGTATAGGTCGACGTGCAAGCGACCGATGGCTCGAGGCCGGCACATTGATCGCAGACGCGACCGCGGTCGCGGCCGAGTTCTCGAGCGAGAAGGAAATAATTCCAGTGAGAACGCAGTTGTGCGTCCCGTCCCAAAAGTTCGCCGAGTAAAAGACGAAGCCGCTCGTCCGGTTGAGTCCCTGCGCGCCGGCCGTTGTGCCAGCCGTGAATAGCGTCGCCGCGGATCCGCCCACGAGCGGGACGACATGGCCGCCGGTGAAATGGTGAAAGGTAAAGCCCGAACTCGCGCCGTTGCTGACCGGATCCGGACCGGCCAGGTTGCGAAACGTCTGACCGACGTTGTTCGCCGGCGCGAGCGTCGTGTTTCCTGTGCCGAAATTGACGAAGCCGGTCGGCACGTTCGCGCCAGCCCAAGGCTTGTAAGGCGTCGCCGCGGCGCCGAGATTGTTGTCGTCGATATTGACGTCGAAGATCCAATTCGTCGGATAGGTCACAGAGAGCGCCGAGAGCGTCCCGGTCGCCGTCACGGCGCCGTTCGTAAAGTGGAAGCCGGTACACCAGCCGTTACCGTCATGACCGTTCGCGCCGCCGGTCGCGTTCGTGACTGACGTCAGCACAAAGTCGCCATTTAGATTCCCTGGCGCGCTTCCTCCGATCACGCCGTCGACGTGCCACACGTCGCCGACCTGACAGTCGCAATTCTGCTGTCCCGCAGCGCTGCCGCAACTACCGAGCCCGGTAAAACTGACGACGCAGGCGCCGGCGCTGCAGGAATAGGATCCACCGTTGAGCGTCGCCGGCCCGGCGAAGTTTGCCTGCAGCGCGAGCCCTTGCGCCAGTTGCGGATAACCGAAGCTCGACTGACCCACATTGTTGTGGTCTATGTCGATATGCGACTCGGTCCCATTGATCGAGCCCTGACCCATCGCGAGCAGGATGCCGATCGGCGCGTCGTAAATATTGTTGTGATGCGCGTGCAGGTTAGACTGCGGCCCGTTTCCGCCGCGGCCGCCGGTGATGTTTAGCGGCGAGAGGTTGACGCCGAGCAGCGTGATCCCGGTACAGCCAGGGCACTCCTCGCCGGCGCCGACAACGGTACTGTCGGCGACCTCTTGCTGATTCCCGGTGATGACGAAGGCCTCCGAGGGACAGTGAAAAGCGCTATTCCCGATCAGGGATCCGTTCTGAATCGTCGGCAGGACCTGGAAACACTCTGACGCCGCGGTGTCGTTTGCATTCTGGCCGCCGGTGAAAGCGCCGGACGCGCCACCCCATGTGATCGTGCCGGCAGAGGAGTAGGTCGGCGTCGTCGCGTTCGTGATGGTGATCGAGGTCGTCAGCGCGCCGGTCCCGGCGGCGGCCGTATAGATTCCGTTGTAGCAAGGCGAGCCGGTGCAGACGACTCCCGAAATGTTTAGATACTGGCCGGACCAGACATTGATCCCGCTGCCGCTGAGCGTCAGCGTCCAGGTCGAGCCGTTGTTCGTGATGTTCGTGATCGTGTCGGTCTGAGCATAGAAAAGATTGCGCGCCGTGTTCCCGATCGCCTTGAATCCCGAGAGATAACCGAGGCCGCCGCTCGCCAGAAAATTGAATTGACCGTTGCCAGGTAGGCCGGTGTTTATGTTGCAGTCGAGGCAGGTGTCATCCTGAAAAACGTCGTCCGTCACGCCGGGAATCGTGGCATTCATGTTAAAGCCGACCGAGTAGGACTGCGCCGCCGTGCTTCGCAGGACCTTGGAGCGGCTGGAGTTGGTCAGCGTGAAGGCCTGGCCGCCCGAATTGTGGACGAAGACATGATCGACGACGTTGTCGAAGATAACTCCCGCGCCGACGAAGTTCTCGCCGTTGCCGGAACTGCCGGACGCGATCCGGCTTCCGAGCACCGCGAAGTTAAAGTCGTAATTGCCGCTCGACGTGGTATTGAGGTCGATCGCGGATCCGTTCGCCGAGAAGTCGAGGATCGAGCCGGTGTCGGATCCGCCTGGTCCGCCGATCGACCAGCCGCAGCCCTGGATCGAATTCTGCTGGCCCGTCCGATTGATCCCGAAGCCGTTTCCGAAAGTGATCGAGCCCTTGCAAGGCAGCTTCCAGGTCACGCCGCTGTAGGTCCAGGCGATCGAGCCCTGGACCGCGGAAGGGACCGGCTCGCTGATCGAATCGACGATCCCGCCACTCGCAAGCGACGCCGCGGCGGCGACGAAGCGCTGGTCGATCTTATTCGAGCCGCTCACGAGAGAGAGCGTCGAGATCTCAGCCGGTCCGAGCGTCCCGAGCGACGTCGAGCTCGGCGCGCGAGCTCGTGAGTTATTGCAGGGACTATTCGACTCGAGCAGCACGAAGGTAAAAGGTCCCGCGCTCGTTGCGACGATCGTCCCGAGGATCGTCCCGGCTTTGAACTGGCCGCCGCCGGCGCAGAAGTTGTATTCGCCGCCGGACGCGATATTGACCGCGACGCTCTGGCCGGCCGGCGTCACGCTAAACACGGCCGACGGCGGGACCGTGTTCTCGCGCACGATCACGGACGAGACGGCATTCGTGATCGTGATATTCCCCGACACGTTTGTAACCGTCAGCGACTCGGTAAAGTTCGCCTGCGCGCTTGCGAGCGTCGACCAGGTCAGCGCCGCGGCGATCGCGAGCAGCTGGAAAATTCTCTTTCGCATGGATCTGACTCCTTTCGTTTTTTTGTTAGAAGGCTTCTGCGACCAGGTGCGGGACCCATGTCAGGACCGTTCCGCCGCTCGACTGATAGGTCGTCCCGGTCGTGTAGCTGACCGCGGTCGCGCTCGTCGGGAAAATGATGACGCAGCCCGAGAGGATCAGCCCGGCCGTGTTCGCCGTGCTCGTCGCTGTGATCGTATTTAGGACCGTGCCGGCGTAATCGTTGTCAGTGTAAGAGACCGAGATGCTCGGCAGCGTCGACGAGCTCGAGGCCGGGACCTTTATCAGAGCGGACGCGCAGACGCGATATTTTCCGCCGTTCGCGGACGAGATCAGCGTCGCCGGTCCAGTGTTCCCGGTCAGAGGACCGGGATCCGCCTTCGCGACCTCGTGCGCGACGCCGGCGTTAACCGTCGCGTCGCCATTGACCGAGGTCACGGCGCCGCCGATCGAGAGCGTCGACGATCCGTCGAGCTTGACCAGGCCGTGAGGGATCTCGATCAGGCCGGCCGATCCGAACGTCTCGAAGTCGATCTCGCCCGGCGCCGTAACCGTGCCGGCGTAAACTTGAAAGCCGCCGGTCTTCGTTGCGCTCGAGAGCGCGGCATTCTGTACGGCGAATTGAATCATGCCAGGAAAGCCGCCGGCGACCGTGAAAGTACCGGACGCCGTCGCGCCATTCCCGCAGCTCGCGCTATTGCAGCCGAGATTCGAGCCGGTCTGCGCGAACTTCATCGCGACCATTCCGCCGGCGAAGCTGACGTTCGTGATCGTAAAAGTTCCATCGAACACGTTATAGGGACTGCTGAATCCCGCGAGCGTAATCTGTGACGTGCCAGCGACGACCCACGACCAGTCATAACCGCAGCAGGTCGAGAGATTCACGGTCACGACGTTACTCAGCCGGTTGACTGTGCAGAGGCTGCAATAGGAATTCCGCAGCTGCTCGGTCACAGTCGAGCTTCCGCCGCCGGTCCCGCCGAGGCCGGTCTGGACCGTAAAAGTTCCGCCGATCCCGCCGTTGGCTTCGGCGCCAAGACTAAAACCGATGTTCCCGCCGTCGCCTGGCGCCGCGCTGCAGCAGGCGTCTGCGGTCGTTACCGAGAAGTTGCCGGTCCTGGTCAGCTGCGTCGCGGATCCGCCATTGACCCCGGTCAGGAAGCCGATATCGCCGCCGTTGTAGACGTTCGGCGAGCCATAATTCGCGCCGCCGGTCTGCACGAAAAAGCCGCCGCCTGGACCGTACCGGCCGCCGAGCCCTCCGAGATAGTTGAAGCCGCCGGCCGGCAGCGTGTCGCCGCCATTATTGTCCTGCTCGGTTTGAATGTTAAAGCCGGCGTTGCCCTGGTCTCCCAAGCTCGTATTGATCGCGACGCTCGCCAGGTTCGAGAGCGAGGCATTCGCGCAGCCCGAACAGGTTCCGCCGGATCCGACGCCGAACGGTCCGACCCATTGTCCCGAGCTCGTGCAGGTCGGAGAATGCAGGCAGACGTAAAGACCAGGCGAGCCGGAATTCAGGACATACGCGCTCGCATTGTTCGCGGGATTCGGCAGCGGACCAGGTCCGTTCTTGATCTGCGTCGTCGCGCCGGCCTGGCCGAAAGCGGCCGCGGCCGCGAGCAGGAGAAAGAGAACCGCTGCGCTGATTCGTTTCGTCATAGTTCGTTACACTCCGAAGCAGTACCAGTAAGTCCCGTCGCAGATCAGGCGGACCCATTGACCTTGATTCACGAGCTCGTAAGAGCTCACGAGGCCGGCGCCTGGCGCGAGCAGAACAGGATTCCCGCTCGCGTCAACAAAGCTCACGACGCCGGCGCCCGAATCGACCTTCATCGCGTAATAGCCGACGCCGGCGCTCTGCGCCGCCGCGGGAAGCGTGATTGTGACCGTCCCGCCGACGGACGTTCCGAGGATGACGTCGTGGACCGTGTCCGCGTTTCCGTTCGCCGCGAAGCTCTGAAAGAGCAGGTTCGCGACGTGCGTGTCATTCCAGTTGGTCGTCGTGACGTCACCGACGAGCCCGGCCGGCGGGACCTGCGAGACGAACTTATGCGTGATCTGCATCGCGTCTTTTTATCCGTTCTGGCCGGCATTCTGGCCGCGCTCGATCGCCAGTATCCGCAGCTCGATCTTCCGCTCGTCCGGATCTTGGACCGCGCCGATCAGGAAAGTCCGGCCACCGAAGCCGATCGACATTCCCGGCGCGACCCCGACCTGGTACGGGATCGTAACCAGGTGCGTGACCTGCTGCACGATCAGCTGCGCCTTGTAAAGCTCCTGGCCGGTGAGCGCGCGGATCGCCGCCCAGGTCGTCAGGAAGACGCTCGCCGGCGCCGACGTTCCGTCCGTGTTCCTGGCGCCTGGCGCGAGGATCTGGACCGTCTTGTCCATCGCGCCTGCGGCCGTGTAGGCGCCGGCCGCCGGCGGCCGGAACGTGAGTCGAGGAAGCGGCATCTAAAGGGACCTCGACGCTCTAGGTAAAGCGCAGGACCGAGATCTTGAGCAGCGCCGACGACGACGTGAGCAAGACGAGACCGCCGCTTTGCCAGCCCGTGAGCTGACTCATCTCGATCATTATGATCGAGCTCAGCGGGACGCTGTAATTTTGCAGTGAGCTGTCCGTCCGGCCGTAAGGATCCGCGACGCTCGTGATCGAGAACGTGTGCGCGCCGGCGCCGTCCGTGTTCTGAATCAAGAGGATCTCTTTCCCGGTCGGAACGAACGAGTTCCCATTGACGTTATCCATCGCGACCGGCGCGACCGCGAGATCGCCGGCGACGACGGCGTAATTGTTTTGTTTGAGTTGCGTGATCGTGAGCGGTGTAGGTGCGGCCATAGTTTTTTCTCCTGTATTTTTGTGCGAAAATACTTCGCATGTTTCCCGTCTTCGACGAACGCGGACGACTGGTCGACGAGCTCAGCGCAGCAGAGCGCGCGCAGCTCGAGGCTCGCCTGCGATGGCGAGAACTGGAAGCGCCGGTCGCCGCGGCGCCGGCGTCTGCAGCTGACGGCAGCGGACCGGACCGAGAGCTTCCTGCTGCTCGTTAAGCCGGCGCAGCGGACAGCTCTTCGCGCCGTGTCCTGGCATCCCGCAGATCTCGCAGACCTGGTAACGCATTCAGTCCTCATATCCTCTGCGCGCGCGCATCGCGCGCAGCATGTCGCGCCGCAAGATCAGGCTGCAGCGCGCGAAGTTCCATCGCTTCTCGATCACGGCGCGCCGATGCAGATCGAGCAGTAGCTCGGACGTCAGCACGCGCGCGACCAGCAGCTCGTGAGCCATTTAGCCGGCCGTCGGCGCCAGGTCGACGACTCTCTCATTCCAGAGCAGCGATTCGACGTGCTGCGGGATCTCCGCGGCCGAGCCCGCCGCCACCGGCTCGCGGTTAAAATACCAGTGAGCGATCAGCTGCAGAGCGGCGACCTTGATTCCCGCCGGCACAGCGGCGCCGTCGGCGCCATAGCCTGCCGTAAAAAAAATCTGGACGGCGTTCGGAACGTAGAGGACCGGCGGCCAGAAACTTCCCGGCATCGGGAAGAGCCGCGGCGGACAGCCGACCGAGTCGAACACGAAGCCAGGCGTCGGAACGGGTCCCATGCAGGTCCAGGTCAGCATCCCGTCGGTCGTCGTGCCGTTGAGGACAACGGACCAGGCCGGCGTATTCTGTCCCGAGAGCGAGGTCGAATCCTCGTCGCCTTCTGTGACCGCCGTGACGACCTGCAGATTCCCGTTCGAGTCTTCGATCTCGAAGCCGAGCGTATATTCCGTGAGCGCTTGCCAGTTCGGCAGCGCCGGCAGCAGTGTCAGATTGTTCCCTGACTGCGCGTCGACATAAACGATCTTGCTGACCTGGACGAGCGGCGATCGCAGCAGCTTTATCATCTGCGAATAGTTCCAGAGCGTGGTCGAGTACTGCGGCAGCGAGTAGTAGGAAGGCGGATAGGCCCGCTGCGACATGATCGTGTCGACGAAATAGGGGAAGCTGTCGATCGCCTGGACGTAACCCTTGTTGACCAGGCTTCGCGCCAGGAAGCCCTCGACGCGCTCGCGCGCCGCCTGGATCAGCGTCTTGACCAGGACCGAGTCGCTCGAGTTCGGCGGCTGTTTGACGAACGAAAGCGCATCCGTGAGCGCGATCGGTTCGGCCGCCGGCGGACTGACGACTCTCAGATACATTTATGCGCGCTTTCTCCTGCGATTGCGGCCGGCGACGAGATCCTTGAGCTTCTGCGTCGTCGTGCCTTGCGGCGGCTTGACCGCCATCTGCGCGGGACCGCGGTCGACCGCGAGCGCGTTCTCGATAACCTTCTCGTCTGTGACTTCCTCGCCGCGGCCGCTGTCGATCAGTACACGCGCCGCGCGCGGGACCATCTCGAGGACTTGGCCGCTTGCCTTGACTCTCACGACTGTCATCTGTGCGAATCCTTTCCGGTAAAAAGCTCAGCCCGGCGCGCGCCGCTGCCCCGAGGGAATGACGGCGCGCGCGGACTGAGGCTTCTCTGCAAGGGGAAAAAGCAGAGCTTAGCTGTGCTGGATCAGGTAATTGATCGGATGCGTCCCGGCGTCCAGGACCTGTCCGTCGTAACGCGAGAAGCCGATAAATGCGACCTGACCGTAATCGGCGAAGCGCTCGCGAAGCACGAGGACCGAGAGCTCCTTGACTCTGCGGATCAGGTACTTCTCGAAGTTGCCGAAGCCGACCGTAACCGCCGAGGCTGCGATCGTCGCCATGTCGTTATTGATCGAGTACTCGTGACCGTTGATCTCGTCCGGCGTGTCGGCCATCATGCCCGGCTGCCAGAGCGGTCGCCCATATTTATCGAGCAGCGTCTTCGCGAAGCGCAGCGTCCCGTCGTGCATCGCGTACTTTGCGCCGCGGCGATAGAGCGGATCGACGGCCATTGAGAGATTGACGAAATCTCCATAGCCGATCGAGTTCGTGCCGGTGTTTCCCGAGCCGTCATTCGCAGCACTGCCGGCCGCGATCACTGGCGTCCCGTAAGGCTGCTGCGTCGCCCAGGCGTTCGGCGTCGGATTAAGCGCGACGATCTCCGGAACGAAGCCGTAAGGTCCCGGCCCGATTGGCGTGCTCGAGGACGTTCCGGCGGCGCCTGGGCCTAGAGTGAAATAGGTATTCAGGATGCGTCCGATCCGCAGTGCGAACTTCTTTTTGAGGTAGGTCTCGAGGTCGAAGGCCGAGTCCTGCAGCAGCTGCAGCGAGACTTTGACCATCTTGGTCGAGAACATATAAGCGCCGAGCACGATATGCCCGACGGTGACGTCGGCATCGCTGACTTGCTGACCTTCTGCGATCAGCTCGCCGGTGATCGTCGTATCGTTGTCGGTCGGGTAGGGAAGAGGCTGTCCGGTCGCGGTGTCGAGAATGTCCGCGATCCCGAGCATGTCGCCGTAATACTTCATGGCCTCTTCGATCTCATAGACGAAGCCCTGCGGGACAAAGTAACCGCCGAGCGTCGAGACTGAGATCCCCATGTCGCGCCGCTCGGCCTCGTTGAAAGCGTCGCGGGTATTGATCTGGACCTGGCCGCAGCCGAAGCCACGGAAGGCCGGATCCGATCCGGTCAGGACCGCGCGGTCCTGCTCGTTGTCGATCTTGAGAGCATAGCGCCGCATCACGTCCCAATATTCCGCGGTCATGCCCTCCATGATCGCGCGCTTTTCCGCAGCCATCTGCGGCAGGCCTTTAAGGCCGTACCGTTTCAGAATCTGTCGGTACTCGCGCACCGTTGCCTGACGATCTTCGTTGCTGACCTGGCCGATCCGGCTTTCTCCTGGCCGGTGAGTCACGCGCAGCTCGCGATCGAGCTCAGCGAGGCCTTCGGTCCGGCGCAGGTCGTCGATCTGCGTCTTGTAGCCGTCGCCTTCGGTCATCAGCGCGTCGAACTTCGTCCGCACGTCAGTCGTCCAGACGCCGTTCGCGGGAATGAGAGCTTGCGCGCGCTTGACGACGTCGACGCGCTTCTCGTTGAGTTCCCGCATAGTGAGATTGCCGGCCAGGAAGATCCCCGGCGTCAGCAGATGGTGAGCGTGAGCATGTGCAGCGCCGGCGGGATGCTGCAGCGCGATTGTTAAGCCGATCGCGAGCAGCACGAGCAGGCCGATCGGACAGAACGCCGCGAGCTGCAGACCGAGGACGCCAAGCGTCCGCGCGCTGCGCTCGAATTGCATGTTCCGGTAGAACTTTCGTTTTTCTCCTGCGGTCATAAGACCGTTCTCCTCAGTTCTGAATTGCTGCCCCGCTCGCCGCCCCGCGGCGAGCTGCTCGCTTCTCTGACGTTAGGCTTCGACTATCACGTCGAGCCGCATCCGGCGCCGTTCGGTCAGTAGCAAAATTGTTAACTCGCGGAACTCGCGTTGCGCGAGTGCGCGAGTAAATCGTTTTTATTCGGCCAGCAGGATCCGCAGCCGCGCTTGCGCGGTTTCGTTCGTCATCGGCTTGGAGTCCTGCTCGGAATCTTCGTCGTCTTCCTCGTGGTCGCAGTTCCATCCGTCCTCGAGGCCTTGACAGTCCGGTTCCGAGCACTCGGTATGGTTTCCGACCTGGCACTCGGGACAATCACACTGGCATTCGTCGCCGGATCCGATCAGGCCGCGGACGTCTGCGCGCTGCTCGGCCGTGAATCCCCAGGCCTTCGACTCTTCGCTCGAGACCTGGACGCCGTACTTTTTGCACTTCGCGACGAGCTTCTTCCAGACGCCGGCCTTTTTGTCGGCGGGAATGTTTTTCGTCTGATTGAATCGCGCGAGCGCGTTTCGCAGATGCGATTTGATCTTCGCGACCGTCGAGAACTTCCACGGCAACGACCAGGTCGCGGTCTTCTCGGGATCGCCGACATGGAGGAAAGACGACGCCGGCAGGTCCTCGCCGTCGACGCGCTTGGTCTTCTTGCCGTCGGCGCGTCGGCTGCGGTCCTGGTCGTTCGTGTGATCGCAGCGCTCAGAGTCGCCGCAGTCCGCCATGTGCTGATCGCATTCGTTGCACTCGGCCGAGTAGCACGCGCGGCAGCTGCAGCGGCAGGCGCGCAGGCTCGGATTGATATCGTCGCCGTCGCCGCCGCCCGCCCTAGTCAAGACCGCGGCGATCCCAGGGACGTGACTCCGAATCTCGGCCGGCAGCCCCTCGGGAAAGCAGCGCACGAGCTGTAAAGATCGCGCCTGCACGGACGTGTCTTCGTATGCCGGGAAAGTGACCGGACCGACGTCGAAGATCTGCTCGAACTCCTCGATATCGCGGAAAAGCAGCTTGCGCTTCGGATCGTTCGGATCCGGCTCTTCCCGCCAGGTCTGACGCGACGGAATAAACGAGAAGCTGCAGCCGTCGATATCGCCGCGATCTACCAGCGCGTGAACTTCGTCGCCGCGCGGCGTCGCCGGCAGATCGTTTTTAAAGTGCAGGCCTTTATTGTCCTGATCGAGCGTCAGTGTTTTGCTCTTCGTGCGACCGAGAACGTGGTCCGGATTATGATTAAAAAGCGCGCGAACGTCCGGAGTCGATCCGAGGACCTTTCCGAAGGCGCCCGACTTGATCGTCTCGATAAACCATCCGTTGTCATACTGCGCGCCGAATACGGCAGCATAGCCGTCGAGGCTCTTTTTGCCGTTTTCGTTTTTCGCGCGCAGCTGCGTCCCCTGACGGAAAAATCTGCGTTCGATCATGGCTCTCCCTCCGTTAACCGTTTCGCCCTGGCCGTCGCCATCGAGCGGTAAACTTCGATCGCGATCGCGCGGACGGCGCGCCGCAGCTCGTGCTCGCAGACTTGCTCGGTGTTACCGTTCGCTGATTGCCACTCCGGAAAGCGTGACGTCATGCCGGCGATATAGTCGGCCAGGAAGCGCGACTCCTCGAGGCCTTCGCGCTCGAATTCCTGCAGTCCCGAGCCGCGGCATTCGCGACATTTGACGCGCCGATCCGCGGGATCCTTGCCGCGGCCCTGGCATACACTGCAGCGCGGGACCAGTTGCTCACCGGCCAGGCCCGTTAGCTCCTCGCCGATCGAGCAAAAAACGGGTAAAAAAGCACGCCGAAAGACGACCGGATCGGCCTTCCCTCGCGTCAAAACTCGGCCGAAAGCATCGCGAAACAGGCGGGAAAAGATCCGGACGAAGCGATCGCCGACCTTATCGTCCTGGCCGGCGGCGTTCGGATCCGCGGGACCTGGCCCCTGCGCCGGCTCGTTGTAGGCCTGCGCCGCGTTCTGCATATTGATCGGGATCCAGAATGTGTCCGCCCACGGCTCCTCGACCGGATTGAGGCCTTCCATCGCGAGGATCATATTGGTATTGAGATAGCCCCACTGCTTCCCGCTCGAGTAGAAGGCGCGCCGGCTCTCGGCGTCCGGCATCGTCAGCGGCCGAGTGTCGAAGCTCGCCAGGAAGTAACGCGACGCGCTGCGGCCGATCGCCGGCGTCGGCAGTACCTTCCGCTTGAGCTCCTGCTCCCAGGCGCGCAGCCACGGTCGCATCGTAAAGGTTACGAACTCAGTCCCGAGCTGCTCAGTGTTCGCGCGGTTCGTCTTTTCCGTCTCGCCGATCATGTGCGGCGCGACGCCGAAGAGCGAGCAGACTTCCTCTTTCTGATAGCGCCGCGACTCGATAAATTGACCTTCGTTCGGCTTTGTGCTGGTCGGCGTGTACTTCATGCCCTTTTCGAGCACGAGCGGCCGATGTGCGTTCTCGCCGCCCCAGGCCTCAGAGAATGACTGCTTAAACTTCTCGCGCGCTTCCGGCGTCATTTGGCCGGGATACTCGAGCACGCCGAAGCCGACTGCGCCATTCCCGAAAAACTTCCCGCCGAACTTTTCCGTCGCGAGCGCGAGGCCGATCGCATTCCGCGCGAGCTGGATCACAGACTGGCCGAGCCGGCCGTCGATCGCCAGGCCTGGGATATGAATCATGTCCTTCGGATTGATGACGCGCTCGGGACCTTCGTTCGGGACCTCGTGATCCGGATCCAGCTGGACGTCGTCCATTCCCTCGGTCGTCGTGTAGACGACTTCGCCGGCCGCGAGCTTCTCGTCGCCGACGAGTCGCGGCTGCGTCAGACGCCGCGGACGGCAGCGGTTCGGATTCCGCGGCCAGATATAGACGACGCGGCCGCCTTTGTCGCGCTGGATCTCGGCGTATAGATTGCCCCACAGCAGCGCGTGACATTGCAGCGTCTTCCGGAAAGTGACCGAGGTCATCTCCGGATTCGGCTGATGCTCGAGCACGTCATAAAGATCGTGATCGTAAGAGATCTTTCTCGCGGCCCGGCCGGCGTCGTCGATCGTGCGCTCGAAAATGTGCAGGTCCAGCGCCGCCACGGCGCCGGCGATCAGCGAGACACAGGCGAAGACCGTCGAGACCTGCAGCGCCGTCATCTCCGAGACGCGGATCCCCGAGTCAGTTCTTCCTCCAACAAAAATGTCAAGTAATCTGGGAGTGGTGACCCTGTCCCCCGCTCGCTAGAGCAGGGGACGGGTCACCATTCCGCAGGGGTTGAGAGCGGCGTCGAAGGATTCTCGAGCGACGTGCGAAGTTCTGCGATCAGTCCCATTTGCGGATCAGGCCCCCCTTTCACTGGATTTGGTGAATCGGCCGGTCGCCCTACATCGCGGCGGAATCTTGAACACTTTCTTGTTCCGCTGCTGCTGGCTCCTAGTCGCCCAGCGGACGTTCCCCAGCTCATAGTGGCCGTCAGCCTCAATGCGATCAAGACTCGACCCCTGCGGTCGATAACCTATCTCCCGAATGAGTTCCCGCACTGATGCGAAGCGGAACTCGATGCCGCGGAATCGCAACGGCTCGCCGGCGACGCGGCCTAGAGTGCGGTTCGTCACGACCGGAACCGGACTAGCTCGACCGCAGCCACATTCGCAATACATTTCAGCGGATCCCTTTGACGAAGCTGCTGAGCATCCCGAGGACCGGAAAGACCAGGCAGCTGCAGCCGGCAGCGATCAGTGCGCGCTCGAAGCCGTCCGGACCTCCGAGCGCCAGGCCGATGACGATCAGCGCGGATCCGGACCAGTAAAGCAGCTCGAGCCGGTCCGGCCCTTTCTTCGTTTCTTTCGTTTCTTTCGTTTCGGCCGTCATCAGATTCCGGTCACGCGGATCCGCTCCTTCGCTGTGACGAGCTCGCGCATTCGGCGGCTTCGCCGACCTTGCTCGTCGCGGCGTCATAGTCTATAGACCGCCGGCGCGTCGTCGTCCTCGAGCGACTGCGCGATCGAGCGGCTGATCGCGTCGATAAAGGCGACGATCCCGTCGATCTTCTCCCGCGCCTTTTCCTTGTCCGGCTTTATCAGACCGGCGGGATCGCTGCGCGTCACGAAATTGTCGGCCATCCAGGTCAGGACCGGGTTTCCGCCGTGCCAGAATTCCGACGCGACGACCATCTTGAGGAATTCCTTCGTCGCGGCCGAGATCCCGACGAAGCCCTGTCCGACACGGACCATTGTCAGACCGTCGTCTTCCTCGAGCTGCGTCACGAGCTGAGAAACTTCGTAACGATCGAAGCCGGTCTCGAGGATCTGATATTGCTCGTTGCAGTCGAGGAAGGTTTGACGGATCGCCTTGTAGTCGATGACCTGGCCCGGCGTCATCGTTATGAATCCCTGCTCGTTCCAGACGTCGTAAGGGACGCGCGCTTTTTTCGAGCGTTCGAGGATCGCTTCGGCCGGACAGAAAAAGAAAGGGATCACTCGCGCGTGAGGATTGTCGTCGGCCTTCGGAAAATAGAGGACCAGGGACGCGACGTCGTCGACCGTCGCAGCGTCCAGGCCGGCGTAACATCGGCAGCCGACGAGCTCGCGCTTCCAGCGCTCGAGTACCTGCTGCGGCGTCTCGCCGTCCAGCAGTTCGCCGGTACAGAGCCGCCATTTTTCCGGCGAGAGCGCGCGGTTCGATCCTTGCGTCCAGACGTTGAGCCGGAAGCGTAAAAAATCGTTGAGCATCGTCGGCTGATCTTTCGCCTGACGTGCTTCCTCTTCCAGCTTGTCGACCTTGACCGACCGCCCATAACTCGGGTTGGCGCGTTCCCATTGTTCCGGCTCTTGCCAGTGATCGCGCCAGGATCCGTTCTCGTCGAGATCCATCGCGGATATATAGACGAAAAAAGAGTCGTTCTCGAGGACGCGATTGAGAATTTTCTCGGCGTAGTCGTGCTGCTGATAGCAGAACGACACGCGATCCGTCCCGGCCGTCGTGATCCCGATCATCAGCGGCTGCCGGCGGGATGCGCCGGACATTGAGATTAGATTCCATAGCGCGTTAGTCGGATGACGGTGCAGCTCGTCGCCAAGTCCGCAGCTCGGATTAAGGCCGTCATTTGTTCCCTCGTCGCTGGAAAGAGGCTCGAACTTGGAATTCGACGAACGGACGTGCAGGTTATTGCGAAACTTTCCGACGCGCCGCTGCAAGCTCTCAGACTTCTCCCACATTCGGACGGCTTCCTCGTGGATAATCTTCGCCTGGTCCTTCGTGGTGGCGAAGGCGTACACTTCCGCGCCTGGCTCGCCGTCGGCGACGAGCATCTCGAGCCCGATCCCGGCGCAAAAAGTACTCTTTCCGTTTTTCTTCGGAATCTCGATATAGGCTTCGCGAAAGCGCCGCGTCCCGTCGGCGCGGATCCAGCCGAACAGGTTCGCGAGGATGAATTGCTCCCAGGGATCCGGCACGAACGGACGGCCGGCCCATTCGCCCTTGGAGTGACAGAGGAAGAGCTCGAAGAAAAGGATCGCGCGCTCGGCGCGGACCGCGTCGAAGCGCAGGCCGCGCTCGCCGGCGTGCTCAAGATCGTCAAGATAACGATCGCAGGCCAGGCGCACGAGCTTATTCGATCGGATCCGGTCCGCGAGAACGTCGAGCGCGTATTCGTGCCAGATCTTCGGACGGTCATCAGTTCGGCTTTTTTCCTGAATCGCCGGCGACGCCGACGGCGTTCGCCGTCGCGAGGAAGCGCTCGAGCGCGTCGTTTGTTTGCGGCGGCGCGTATTTGCCCTTGTCATCGTTCGTTGTCAGTCGAGCTCGGGACGCCGGCGTCAGGCCGAAGTCGTTTAGGAAGGCGCGCATCAGTCGCAGAGAGTCGCCCTTGATCTTTACGGCCGGATTCGTCTTTAAGACGACGAGCCCGGTGTCGTCCGGATCCGCGATCGCGGTCACGAGCCCGTACTTCGCAATATTGCGCTCGGCCTGCATCCATTGAGCGTAAGTCGAGCAGTAAGCCGCGAGCGCTTTTCCGTCGACGACCGTCAGCACTCCCATCTGTTCGAGCCGCGGGACGATCTGATTCCATTCCTTGCGCGCGACTCGCGAAAGTCCCGGCGGCATCTCGGGACGGCCGAGATCCGCGATCGGCTCGCGATCGTTGAGCTTGCGCTTTCCGGGATTCCCCTCGAGCCGCTTGAGCGCCGTCGGCTTGCGGTTGTGTCCGCCTGATCCGCGGCCGCCCATTTAGCCGCCGTGGCCGACGACCGGCTCGGTCCAAGCCGCGGCGTGACCTTCTGAGTGGCTAGCCGCTTGCTCAACACCGGGGTAGCTAGCACCCTCATCCCTCGCCTGCTCGAAGACTTCAATCGCTACCTTCATACTCTCGATCTTCCGTTTGCATTTTGCGATTGTGTCTTTCGCGTCTTCGATGGCCTGATCCCAGCGCCTTACGTCTGCTTTTTTGGACTTCGGATCCATGAAAATCTCCCTTTGGGAAGGCCGCCGGCCTGAGGACCGGCGGCCCTGTTCACGAAGCCTCCGACTTGACGCCACGTCGACGATTCGGATCGACGTATCGGAGAACTGCAGCCCTCGCACAAGGGAAAATTAGCTGAGGGTGATCCCGGCCTGCGCTTCCATATACCAGATCCCCTGATAGGCGACGAACGTGACGAAGTTCCCGACTGCCCCGGCGAAAGTTGCGATGTGTTTATTTCCGTTTATCTTGTTCGCCGCGGTCGTGACCGTGTGAGCTTGTGCGGTCGTCGACATGATCGTGATCGAGAGGCCGTCGTTTTGATTCTTTCCGCCGGATGGCGGGCCAGCGACCGGCGTCGCGAGCGTCATCGCGTCGACGCCGGCGGTTGTAACGAAGACCGTCCCGCAGATCGGAACGGATCCGCCGACGCCAGGCGGCACTCCGAGCACGCCGCCGCCGCCAGTGATCGCGTCAGTCGCGCCGGCCGCGACCTGGAATTGAAAAGGAAGGTTCGCCGCCTCGCCGAGCAGAGTGTCCTGATCTGGCGAGCCGGACGGGACCAGAGGGAAAGCGGTCGTCGCCATTCCGAACAGGACCGCAAAACTTGCGAGCCAGGCGATCGGATGCGCGGCGAGTGACGAAAGCAGAAGCAGAGCGATCAGGTTCATTGTTTTTTCTCCTTGATGTGAAAAGCAAAAACTCGAAAAATCTTTTGCTGCGGGTGTGTGTGCGCGATTGATCGACGGTCGTAGGCCGAACCGGATTCGCAGAAAAGTGACCCCTACCCCCTGCGACCCAGATGTAGCGCGGATCGTCTCGGCAGACTGGCAAGGCGAGCTCAAGACGCGCGAGCGTGCTGAGCAGTGCGGTCCTCGCTCGCTGTCTTGTGCGCGTGATCTGCTTTGCAAGCGCCCTGCAGATTCTCGAGATCATAGAAGCTCGCCTCGTCGCCGGCGTGCTGCTCGATCCAGACCGCGGCCGGCGTCTTGTGATCGACCTCGGTACTCGGCGCATGTCCGCCGCAGATCTCTGCGATCCTGCACAGGGGATCACGACGCAGCACGAGAGGCCGGATCCTATGTCGCCAGAGCGCCGAGTCGTACAAGCGCCTGATCCGACGCCGGCGCAGCTCAGCCAGGCGATCGCGGTTCGTTTGCTGACTGATGTTCTGCTGTGAGCAGCGCGCGCAATAGCGCTCACGAGTAGCACGGCCGCAGCCAGGTTGAGCGCAGGCGTGCAGCTGACGCAGCGGCATCAGCTGACGGCAGCAGCGCTGTCTCGCCAGCCATGTGCGGCGACCGCGGTTGTCGCATCCTGGCGCAGTAAGACACCAGCGCATTCGGTTTCCATTGTCCAGCAGCCGAGCGCCCGCAGCTCGAGCTGTATCTCGGCCCTGACTGATTCGAGATAATTGAGGACAGATCTGCGCTCTCCGAACTGCAGCACAAACTGCGCGGCGCCGTGCTGCTCTTTCCAGCTGGCCGACTGCGGCGGTTGAAAGTAGACGTTCGGAAGCTCGCGCGGCGGCAGCGTCGACTTATAGCGTGTGCGATCGAAGATTGGCAGCCTAGCCGACGTCTGCGGTCGCGACGCGGGAACTGATGGTCGCAAGCTCAGTCGATAGTCGTGTTTAAGCTGAAACCACGAGATATCTGTCGTTAGTTGGATCGGAGACTTTGGATCGTTGGGGCGGAGTTTGCGCGCATGGCCGCCGGTGACGACCAACTCCGCGAGCCAGCGTTTCGTGTAATGCGCCGGTCGCTCGACCAAGGCAGACTGATGCTTCGCAAAAACCTCAATTCTCATGGTTTGGAGAGACACCTCGGCAGGTACGTTTCTAAACCGTTTGCGGGTACGGTGAGACCGTGAAGCCTACACCACAGCTTGTATGAGCGCATGTTAGCACACCCTGTCAAGTGGTTCTTGTGACATTCGGCTGGCCTTCGCCTGCTTTTCGCTTTCGGAATTCGTTCGCGTCGGGACAGGACGCGAAATGCGGTTCGAGTACCTTTCCAGGTTCGCCGGCAATTGGCGTCAGCGGCATCCGTTTCCCGGCCGGCGTCCGATACCAGGAGATCATCGCGCCGCAGTGCAATCCCTTGCAGCGCGATCGCTCGACCAGGCGATAACCGCCGGCCTGCAGTTCGGGCTCGCTTGCCGGCCACTTCATCGACTTATCTTCCGGTCGGAAGGCGCGACTCGATACGTGTTGAACGGGTTTACCTTCTGCAACCTTCTGGCGAGCCGTCCCGCTTCGGCCTTCGTGTATTCGTCCCAAGCGTAAGACGAACGCATAAAGTTCTGTGATCTGCGCGGTCTTACGAGGACGATCCACCTTTTCAGCTGCGCGGGAATAGACACGTCGGCTTGTTCCTTTCGCGAATCAGCTGATACTCGATCCGCATGTCAGGCTGACATTCTGGACCGCGCTTGAGGACGCGCGATCCCATAACTACCGGCGAGAGTTCCCGGCCGGTGACTTCTTTCACGAAGCGCGCGATCTCGCCGGCAGCAGCGAACGGGAAGCCGACCAGGTCCTCGAAGTTGAGCCGGTAGACATGCCGGCCGGCGATCTTCGCCTGCGCGCGATGCATGTCTTCGCGGATCCCTCGCGCCATATTGTCGAGCGCGGTGCGAGCCCCTCCGTCGAGTTCGATCGTGCGCGGGAAGATATGGCCGATCATTTTCAGTTGCGATCGCGCTTGCTCGATCGAATTCCGGTCGAGCCAGAGGACCGCGAAGTCCGCGCCGGCCTCGAACTCGAGCAGATGCAGCTCGAGCAGCCTGATCGCGTCATAACGCGCGAGCAGTTTTTTTGTGATCCGCGATCCCGGCAGCATAAAGCGCTCGTCCGCGAAGTCAGGCGGCGCCGCGGCGCAGTGCATCCCCGCGGCGTGCAGCATCTGCATCGTCAGACTCGATCCGCAGCGCGCCAGGCCGGACACGACGAGCGTCGTCATAGCCGGTTGACTCCTTCGAGGAAGTGATCGAGACACTCGCCGCAAATTGGATGCCCTTCGTGTCGAGTGATCGCGGGATGCTCTTCGCAGACCCAACAATCGAGCGGAAAGCCGTCGACTGGATCTAACAAAAGCAGAGCGCTTTCTTCGTCGTGCGTCATGCGAATAAACTCCCTTGCTGCTGCTCGAGCTTGAGGATCCGGATCGTCTCGTCGTCGATCGTAAAGCGACGCGCTTCGCCGGCCTCGAGCAGCGGAAGAAAAATCTCGCGCGTGTTTTGCATCGCTTTCTGCAGGCCGGCGCCGTGATTGCGTCCGCCGCAGAGACAATCACAGTCCGGATGCTGCGCGTCGTAACATTTGGCATCGCAGCGCCTGGTCGTCACCAGGCCGATTTTTTCTGTGAGCAGCGTCATGGAAGAGCGTAATCGTCCTCGGTTTCGATCTTGATCTTTCCTTTCGGCCACGGCGCCAGTTCATAAGCGAGCCGATCGGCCAGATAGCGCTCCGCATGGACCAGAATCCCCGAGCCGTTGTACTGATCGAGCGCGACCTCATTCAGCCACATTCGAGCCGAAAGATCGCAGGCGCGAAAGTAGAGCCGGCGGCCGGTTTCGTCCAGGTCCGGCAGCATCGGACCGCGGTATCTGATCGCGCGCAGCGAATAGCTCAAGACGCGGCCCTCTGTTCATCCAGCAGCGCGACCTTCGCCCTGACGAAGTCGATCATCGTGACGTCGGCGACGTCGCCGCTGATGTTGACCGCGCGCAGGATCGGCCAGCCGCGAGAACAGCGCCGGCCAGTAAAGCGGACCTCGAGCTCACAGCCCTGAGCGTCCGCCGTCTTCATCCATTCGAGAAGCGTCTCCGGCCCGATCATTGCCGGCGCTTCCTTCCTGCGACGATCATCAAACCGTCGCCGAGCTTGAGGAAGCCGCGCGCGGACTGCTGGACCGCGACCTGGTTACGATATCGTTCCATCTCTGCGAGCTTGTCCTCGAGCGGCCGCCGGCACCATTCGATCTCTTCGTCGGTCGGTTTGACTCTCAGCAGGCCAAGGCCGAAGTGCAGGACCCAGGCGATCAGCCACGCGATCGCCGCGGCCGCGCCGTAACTCAGCGCGAGGCCGATCCCGACGATCATCAGGACCAGCCCCGCGCCGTTCGCTTCGTTCCGTGTCATTTTTTCGCCTTCGCTTCCCGCCGTTTGAATTCGGCCTGACACAGCGAAGTGCTGCAGGCGTGATCGTATGCCGGCGCGCCGTTTTTCAGCTTGCACGGCACGCGCTTGTTACCTTCCCACTGATCGTTGCACGGCGTTTCTTTCGTGCAGCCGCAGATGACGCAGCTCGGCAGCTTGTGGACGCGATCGTCCTCGCGCGACAAGATGCCGTGAGGATTCTTGATCCCGACGGCCTTCCCGGCCTCGGTCATTTCCTCGCGCTCTTTTTTGTCCTCGTAAGAGTCGACATTTTTCGCGAGCAAACAGGCGACGAGGACCTTCGTCACGACGCACGGGGATCCGCCCTCGATCAGATCGTTAACTTTGCTGGTCGACGACTTGTAATCCTTGATTCCGAGCAGGTACAGGATCTGCTCGTCATCGCCCCTTCGCGCTTGTCGAGCAGCGCCGGCGACGATCCGCAGCATCCCGATCGGCAGCGGCGCGCCGACCCGATCGACGATCTCGATCGCCAGAGCGCGGCGCCCGAGTCGTTTCCGGTCCGCCTGAATATTGCCCTTATGACGATTCAGCCGCTCGACCTGGAAGACGTCCGGCGTGTCAGGATCCGACTTCGCGCGCGCCTGCAGTTTGTGCTTATGGACCTTGCAGGATTGATCGCAGCAAACGAGCTTGCGCTCGCCGACAGAGTCGCCGTCGACGATCAGGCCGAACTCGACCGACTTGCAGGATCCGCGCTTCGCCGGCAGCCATTGCCCCGAGCGCAGGATCTTCTGATCCGGCGCCGGCGTGACGTGTCCGGTTTTCTCGCTCAGTTGACGGATCGGCTCTTTCGGATCCGCCCCAGGCGTCTCCGATTGTTTGACTAGAACGCGGTCGGTTGCGAGCTGAATCTCGACGAACGCCGCTTTTTTCTCGCGATAGCATTCGGGATCGAAGCAAGTATCCTCGTCGTCGATCGCCAGATCTCCGAAAAGGCCAGGATTAGACTTCGATCGCTTCGGACACGTCGAGCACGGTCCCGCAGACGGCAGCAGCTTCGCGTCGTCCAGGTCCCAGGGAACATCTTTCAGCCGTAAATTGATGTTCTCCTGGATCCACTCGCGCAGCGACTTCTCGCCCATGACGCCGCTCGCTTCCGCGTCTTCGACGTCGACCAGGTCCTCGAGCTTGTCGGCGGCGTTGTGCTTCTTTCGGTCAAACGAGCCATAGTGAAAACAGGCGTCCAGAGCCGCGATCTGATAGTCCGGCTGTAGGCGCGCGATCAGCAGCGCGTGACCTGGCGAGATCAGACCGAGATCGAGAGCGCGCGCGACGGCCGGAATGACGGTCAGCAGTTGCAGCGTCGCGAGGATCGTCCGTAGACTCTTCCCGACTTTCTTCGCGATCTCTTCCTTCGTGACTCCCTGGTCGATCAGCGCCTTGTAACCGCGAGCCCGTTCGATCGGCCGCAGATCCTTCCGCTGGTCGTTTTCAATAATCATCAGCTCGAGCGCTTCGACGTCGGTCAGCTCCGAAACGACGACCGGGACCTTTTCCCGTTTCGCCAGTTTCGCCGCGCGCCATCTGCGCTCGCCGAGCACGATCTCGATTTTCTTTTTGTCGAGCGGATCCGGACGGCCGACGATCGGCTCGATGATGCCGTGCAGCTCGATCGTGTCGGCCAGTTCCCGCAGTGAGGCCTTGTCGAACTCCTTCCGCGGATTGTTTACGTTTGGGACGAGCAGGTCGATCGATACAGATCGCAGATCGCCAGGGTGAGCGGTATCAGTTGCCATTTTTCCCCTTTCGGTTTTTAGAAACTCTTCGTTTCGCAGTCGCCGCACGGTGTGCTTCCTCGAGCCGCTGCGAGCTCGTCCAGGTTGTACCCGCGGATTCGATAGCGAGTCGTCCCGCCGCCGAGCTCTTTCCGCGCGTGCTCTTCGACGATGTAACGATCGTCACGGATCACGCGAGCATGGACGAGCGCGTCGAGCGCGACCTTCCAAAAATTGTTCGTGTCCCATCGGTAGAAGCCGGTGCGCGGAATGGCGAAGGTCAGGTCGACCTCATAGACGACGCCATCGCCGGCCAGGTGGTGCTCAGCCGCGGCGCGTGCGAAGACGCAGACCGCTGCGATGTACGCCTTCGTCTCGCCGGAATTGTAGTAACGCCGGACCTTGTAGTGATTGACCGACGGCGGCAGCAGTGGAACGGTAAAGTCCAGATCCCACGCCGATGATATGAACCGCAGCCCCTTCTCGATTAGAATCTCCGGCGTCGGCTTCATTGCTCTGCCCCTCCCGCGGCGAGCATCTTCCCATCCACGACCGGCGGTCGCGGTCCGGTCAGAGATCGGCGCACGACGCGAACGCATTCGCAGCGCCTGACGCGCCGGCTGCCGGCGACCTTGCGCCAGGTCGAGCCGTGGCACAGGGGACAGCTAGAGTCAGCGACGAGGAAGACCGTCCGCGGTTGTCGTTTCCAATTCATGCCGTTACGCTCTGCGGTTCCTTTCTCATCTCGCCGATCTGGACGCCGGCTTCTAGTAGCGAGCGCCTGGCCGCCTCGAGCGGCAGCAGTAAGACCCTGCAGGCTTCGAGAAGTTGGTCCTCGATCGAAGGGATAGGGGTCACGACTTCGCGGAAAGTGCAGGGACAGATGCAGTCGTGTCCGGCTTTTGACGTTGCCCCTGCGCCGCTGCAGGTCCTGCAGTTCGGATCTGGATCTTTGCGCTCGATCTTCGGCCGAGCGGTTTTGTATTGCTCTGCGAGCGCGCGCATCTGCTTTCGCAGTTCGCGGACCTGGCGAGTGTTCAAAGTCCCTTCCCGGTCACGGGAAGGGATTAAGGGATGGGTTTTAAGATCTTGTCTTTTGTCTTTCCTTATTAGGCTGTCGTTTTGGCCCTCTTTTCGGCCCTCTTTTCGGCCCTCTTTTGCGTCGACAAAAGAGGGGGGATTACCCCTCTTTTCTTGCTCGAACGGGAATTTATAGGATCCGCGGTTGCCGCGGCCGACTCCTGGCGTGAACTCGAAGAGACCGAGACCTCGCTGGTCGAGCTCGGCGACGATGCGTCTGATCTCGCGGCAATCGCAAAGCCACTCGGCCGCGAGTACCTCATGTGACGGCCACCAGGTCTCGCGGTTCTCTTGGTGATGACGAGTCAGCACAAAGAGAAAATGCTGCTGTCTGCGCGTCACGCGCTTACCGAGGCCGATGATCCATTCCTGACTGAGCCGGCTCATGCGGTCCGCCGATCCGGCACGACGCGAAGCCGCGGCCGCGGTCCGAGGATCTGCAGCCATCCCGGCCAGTTTGCGTCCGATCCCTCGCGATGCGCCTCTCGCCAGGCCTCGAAGTCGGCGAGCTGCGCCGGCGAGAGATCGCGCCAGGCGTGCGCGAGCGCCAGGTCCCATTGATAAAGTCGATCGCGCGCCTTCATTGTTGGCCGCCTTCGTTTTCCTCTTCGAGCCGACGCTGCTCGAGATATCTGAATCCGTCGAGCGTCACGGCGCAGAGGTTGCGCTCGTTACTCTTGACGGCGCGCGCGTGACCAAGTTGGAAAAGCCGCATCGCGATCTTGGAGCTCTTGACGAAGCCGATCCCTTGCCGTCCGAACTTCGATCGCGCCAGGTGCGCGAGAGCTTTCTCGATATCAGGCTCGAGCTTTGGCATTCAGTGCCCCCCTTGTAGCGCTGACGATACTTCTCGGACGATCCCGATCACGAGCATGACGATGGTCACGACCGCGCCGGCGGCGACGATGGTGCTTGCCCAAAAAAGCGCCTCTTCCGATTCCTTCACATTTGCCCCCTAGACGAACCTAAGCGCGTTTCCGTGCCCCACTACCTCCAGCTTTCTCACTGCAGCAGTGAGACGGCTTTCCTCGTCGCGGCACACATATCGGTGACAAGTCGGACAGGTTGTACCAGCCAATTTCCGGGCCTGCCTGATCTCCCTCTTCCGGTCGAGCTCTGATTTGCAGGACTGGCTGCAGGTCACCGCGCCCTTGTCGATGCGTTTCTCGGGAACGAATTGTTTGCACAATCCCTGAGAGATTCTTTCCGGCGTTGCCATTACACAGCAAAGGATCATCTCCATCTCACGTCGTAGCCGAGCTTGTAAAGAATCTGCGACTCGAACTCGTATCGCAGCAGATCGTCGAGCGATGCTTCCGGCCAGGTTGCGTCAAACGATCGCGCGTAATAGGTCCCGACGCCGGGCTCGCTGTAAGCGTTATCGAAGAGCCGATCGCACGGCTGCGGACAAAGGATCTCGCCGGTCGGATTCGTGTATTGCAGGCCAGGCGTCAGCTGGTCGAGGACTGCGGCGGCCACGTCCGGCAGCGACTGGACGATCAGGCCGTGCGGAAAGATCATGCAAGCGTGAGCGTCCGGCCTCGTGAACTGCGTCGCTGTCCCGCTCGCCTGCGGATTCAGCGGCAGCGCCGCAGTCGCGACGTGCTCCTGTGCTGCGGTCCATAGCTGATCGAGATATAAATCGCCGTGCGGCGTGCGGTTGTCGAAGTATGCTGGCGCGCCGCAGCCGACCAGGACCAGTAGCAGGATCGCGGCGACGGTGACCTTTGCTGCCTGAGACGCGATCCAGGCTTTCCGACCGTTCTCGTGATCGTAAAACTTCTTGCGCTCGCGCCAGGCAAGATCCGGATCAATCCCGTCATAGCTGCGGAAATAGACAGAGCCGCGATAAACTCGCGGATCGCGTTCGGTCGCGGCTCCCATCTTGACGACTTCGTCTTCTGCTTTCACACTTTCCCCTTTGCGGCGAGTTCGATCTCCTGCTGCAGCTTTGCCTTGTCGATCCCGGTCAGCGGCGACCGCGGCCTGTGCGGCGTGACGTGGTGAAAGTCGGTCCCGTCCCGATGCAAGAAGGCTTCGACGGCGTTCTCCGTCTCGAAGCCACAGCTGCAGATCCACAGGTCAGCCATTTTCGACGGCTCCTAGCTTGTAAGCGGCCACCTTCTCGCGGTTCTCCGCGTAGTAGCGCCGCTTGGAAGCGGCCACCTTCTCGCGGTTCTCCGCGTAGTAGCGCCGCTGGTAATCGGCCAGCTTCTCGCGGTTCTCCGCGTAGTAGCGCCGCTGGGAATCGGCCAGCTTCTCGCGGTTCTCCGCGTAGTAGCGCCGCTGGGAATCGGCCAGCTTCTCGCGGTTCTCCGCTCTGTAGCGCCGCTGGTAAGCGGCCACCTTCTCGCGGTTCTCCGCTCTGTAGCGCCGCTGGGAATCGGCCACCTTCTCGCGGTTCTCCGCTTTGTAGCGCCGCTGGTAAGCGGCCACCTTCTCGCGGTTCTCCGCGTAGTAGCGCCGCTGGGAATCGGCCACCTTCTCGCGGTTCTCCGCTTTGTAGCGCCGCTGGGAATCGGCCAGCTTCTCGCGGTTCTCCGCTCTGTAGCGCCGCTGGGAATCGGCCACCTTCTCGCGGTTCTCC